TTGAAAAGGTCAATCGCCCGCGTTCTTTCGGATGTAGCCAGAGGAATAACGACCTCGGGCTTGTTGCCTTCAGCAAGCCATGAGAGCTGTTCTTCATTTACGAAACCGCCTCGGGCATGGCGGGTAACACTCTGAACTACCTCGCTGACCGTCCGCGTGACATTCTGAACAATGTTAACTACCGCTCGGAACGGATTATTGTTGAAATAGCTTTGCGCCTGTGCGTGTGCCGCAGATGCCGCCGAGACCGCATTCGACACGCTTCCGACACGTCCGGTCATCGGGCTTGCAATAATCGGATTCATGGAAGCCTTTGCCGCACTTGCCGCGGAAACCCCGCCTGTGACCTGATTGACTCTGCCTTGCATTGGAGCCTTGATAATGGTGTTCATTCCGGACTTTGCGGAGGTTGCCGCCGTGTTTCCGCCATTGACCTTGTTCACGTTGCCCTGCATCGGAGGTTTAATGATGCCCTCCATGCTGTTCTTTGCAAGCTGAGCCGCCGATCCCGCTCCAATGACCTGCCGCACATTTCCGTCCATAGGTGCGGAGATAACAGGATTCATTTCGGACTTGGCTTTTTCCGCCGCTTCCGGTCCGCCGTCAACAGATTCGACCTTGCCATGCAGTCCGCTGTTTTTGAACGCTTCCTGAGACGCCTTGATAGCCTTGTCGGTAGCTTCCGCATTGGACGTGATAATCTTATCCGCCGCCTTACTTGCCTCGTCACCTGCCTTATTAGCTTCGGTGCCGATGTTCGCATAAGCGTCCGCCGCTTTCTGGATTCCGTCCGGAGTGCCGGTCGCCGCCTGCTCCATGGCTGTGTTGAGTCCATCCACTTGAGCATCTGCCTCAGCCGCCGCACCTGCCGCAGTCCGGTAGGCTTCTGCCGCCTGTTCGACTGCCTTGTTTGTCTGCTCCTGTGCGGTCTTGGCTTTCTGCTGTCTCTCGATGCCTTTTCCGGTCGTTGCGTCTGATGCGGAAAGAGCCGCATTCAGCTCGTCCTGAGCGGTCTTGGCATTCTTTACGGCTTCCGTGTACGTGTCTTCCGCTGTGGTCAGTGCCGTGTGTGCGTCCGCCTGAGCCTTGAGAGCGTTCGGATAATCTTTCTGGAACGCCTGAGCAATCGCCTGCTGTTTGAGCTTCTCGATGTTCTGATCAATGGCTCCGTTGATATCTTCCAGAGCCTGCTTGCTGTTCTCCGCCTGTGCAATGAATTCCGTGCTGTAGTCCGTGCCCATCGCCGTATTCAGCTCATTGAGCGCATATTCGGCAGTGGCTTCCATGCCTTCCTTGAGGTGTCCGCTCTCGTCATAGCATTCGTTCAGCATGTCTCGGAAGTAGTCAAGGCTTCCGCCCGCTGACTGGATCCCGCCCACGCTCTCTGAGATCGCCGTTCCGACCGCATCGACCTGTTCAGCCGCACGACTTGCCGCGTCGGAGGCTTCCTGTACCTTATTGGCAAATGCAACCTGTTCTTCGGTCGCCTTTCTGGACTCAGCGCCTGCTTTTGCCATGGCTGCTGCCAAGAGCGCAAGAGGAGCGCCCACGATTGCGAGTGTGCCCGCTGTGGAGGTTAGCCCAGCCGCAAAGAACTGACCCGCACCGCCGGCGGCTTGCATGGCTGTCTGAATCTCGCCAATCTTAATAGCGGCTTTTCCAACGCCCTGCGTGATTTGCCCGACTGCCGTCACGGTCTTTCCGACACCGACCAGCACCGGACCCGTTGCCGCCGCAAATGCTGCAGTGCGAATGACCGCACCGCGTTCCGCTTCATCCATAGCGGAGAGTTTGTCCGCGAACTTGCCCGCCGCGTCGATAGCTTTTTCTACCATCGGAAGCATGGAGTTGCCGAACGTGATTGCCGCGTTTGATGCCTTTTCTTTGACCTGATTAAGTCTCGATGCCGTAGTCTGATAGCGCTTGTTCGCCTCGTTTACCAGAGCCGTATTTTCCTTGTACGCCTCGGAACTAGTGTCGATTGCGTCCGACATATTGCCGGATGCAAGCGCAAGAGATTTCAGCATGTTGCTCTGACGGATACCTTTCATGCCGAGATCATCGAGGACTGCATTCACGTTCTCGCCAGAATCATTCATGCGGTTAAGACCTTCGATGAACGACTGTACCGCCTTGACCGGGTCTTTCTCCCACGCGTCGGCGAATTCCTGCGCACTCATGCCGGTGACCTTGGAAATATCGTCAAGGGCTTCCTCTGTGCCGTCTTTGAAGTTTGCGACACGATTTCCGATGTTTGTGAGCGTCTGGGACATGGCAGTGCCGCCCGCCTCTGCTTCGATGCCGACAGAGGACATAGAGGCGGCAAGGGCAAGGATATCCGTGGAGGATAAGCCCGCAATCGTTCCGGCAGATGCGAGACGCGTTGCCATGGCGATGATTGAGGCTTCATCCGTTGCGAAGTTATTGCCTAGGTCAACGATTGCCGAGCCGAGCCTGTCCACATCGTCAAGGCTGTCTCCGGTTATGTTCATGAACTTGGCAAGAGACGTTGCCGCATCCTGCGCGGATACGTTAGTCGTGTCACCGAGCATTATCATGACCTTGGTGAACTTCTCGATATCATCCGCACCAACGCCAAGCTGTCCGGCAGCTTCAGCAACCGCCGCAATTTCCGTCTTGGAGCTCGCCGTTTCCGTAGACATCTTTTTGATTGCTTCGGCAATGTCCGCATAGCTCGTGGTTGCTGTCTCGTCAACGGTTTTCATGACGCCTGTCATTGCTGTCTCGAAATCAATCGATGACTTGACTGCCGCCGCACCTGCTGTGACAATCGGCACCGTGACCGTCCGCGTTAAGGTCTCGCCTGCTGACGATATCTTCCGCCCTGCCTGCTCGAGCTTTTCACCGGCTTTCACAACGTCCTCACCCCATGCTTTGAGACGGTTGCTGTCGGCAAGCTGTTGATTCAGCTCATTAAGCTGAGTGTTTGCCCTGTGGAGTGCCTCTTCCCATTTAAGAGTTTGAGTGGCGTTCTCGCCGTACTTTTCCTTGGAAGCATTAAGCATATTTTGGCAATACTCGACCTGCTTGCGCTGTGCCTCGATTGCCTTTGTGAGCGCCTGTGTCTTTGCCTGAGCTTTCTGCTGTGAGCTCGCATTCCTGTCGAGGGCGGACTGAGCCTCCTTGACCGCCGCCTGATAGGTTTTGGTCTGCTGAATGATATTCTGCATCTGCCGCCTATATTCAGCCTCTCCCTCGATTCCTATCCGTGGTCCGATGTTCTGAGCCATGCCTTACCTCATTTCATCCTTATGATTTCCTCATAAGTAAGTTTCTTTGTCTTAGCTTTCTGCTGAGCAGCGCCCCTGTAAATAGAAAAACAGGAAATCATGTCGAGCATGGAGCCGTATCGCATACTCATGATTTCCTGTTCATCCATATTGAGCATTCGTCCGTAAAACAGAAACCACGCTCGTGTTAATTTTACAGTTCGCTGCTTACTGCGTTTTTTTCCGTCGGTTCGGTCTCGATTTCGATTCCGGAATCCTTGGCTTCCTGCTCGACCACTGCCTTCATAAGCTTCATGTACTCACTGTTCGGCAAGCCCATAATGTCCGCAGACTTGAGCGGAGTTCCGCCGTGAAGATTGCAGTATTCCTTCGACATGATGAGGGCTTTCTGAATGATACCCCTTGTAATGCTCACATTCGGGTGTTCGCATACGTAATCATCATATTCGCAGTGTGCCCTGACTGAGTAAAAGAGACCGATTTCGCGTCCGTTGATTTCTACCATGAGTTATCCATCCTTTCCGTGTGTTGTTAATTACCCGGGCGTCTGTCCCGGTGTGCTTGAATTCGATGAAATGCCCAGAGCCGAATTAAGAGCCGCCTCTGCCGCCGCCTCGGTCTCATACTCTGTCTCGGAGACCTTGAGCCATGTGTGCTTTGCGTCGTCACCGCGATGGATCCGCGCGGTGAGCTGCTGTGTCTGATAGTTCTTGGACTCTTCCTGAGTCTGCGCGCTTCTGGAAAGCTGATTGAACTTGGTCTTGACAATGATCGTCGGGACGTAGGTCGTAACACCGTCAGACTGATACCTTGTGATGTATCCGATGCCCTTATATCCCTTGTTCTGATCATCGTTATAATTCAGGAATCCGTCATCGTCTGCCGTCGGAAGTCCCTGGATCGATTTCTCGGCATTCGCCTTGAGGCCGTCGACCGTAAGAGTTGCGGTTCCGGATGTGAATGTACCTCCGTCGGATTCTGCGAGCTGATTGTCTGCGTAGAAGCCGTTAGAATCCGATTCATCGACAGAAATCTCAACGCTCACGCCGCGAGCGAGGGTCATGCCGTTGCTGTATGAAATTACACCTGCTGTGCAAGCGTAGTCTGCAATTTTCGGCTTACTATAGCCTGTAATTACTCTTCCTGCTGCTGACATAGTTTATTTCCTTTCCGGGCTTATAAGCCCATGACTTTGCGAGTTTCCTCGTCAAATTGTTCTTTCATTTTCTGGATTGCCGCATTTCTCGAAGACCGTAT